CCTGTTTCCTTTTCTATCTCAGCATCTGTAATAGCATTTGTTAAATCAGTAAATTCTAAAGGTTGTAGTGTTTTAAAGTATATATCTAATTCGATTCCGTTATACATTAATACTTTTTCTAATTCGTCTAATATGGTAACTTGCATTGGTCTAATAACTGTATTGTCCATAAGAAGTGAAGCTGTTTGTAATTCTTCAGCATTATTACCAAGTCCAGTATTGTCTTTTATACCTACAAGCATAGGCGATACAATTCTGTGAGATACCATAACTTTTCTCATAGATTCGTCACTAAGGAACTTGTATTGCTCATGTGCGTCACTTAGTATCACTGGCTCAATACTTGCAGACAGTTCTTTGCTATCGTTAAATGCCAATATAAATCTACCAGCATTAGAAGAACCACTGAACTTTTCTTGAATGTTTTGCTCTATAAGAGACCTTTGCTCTTCTGTAGGAACACCATTATTGAAGTTAATAAGCATACTTGGAGCAAGACCATTCTGTATGTTATTTATATGATAGTTCGCTATCTCTTCTTCTAGCTCTGCATATTGTAAACCTCCTTGATAATCTACTGGCGAATAGTAATAAAATCCTGCTCTGTAAGGCTTGATATATAATATTTCTAATCCAGCATTACTTGTACCAAAAGCAGGTATTCTTTTAGGGTTTAGCTTAGATGTAATCTCTGACCAGTCCTTTGCATAGTAATAAGCCTGTATTTGACCCTTGTTATTTGCCTTCTCTGCCCTTAACGTCTCTACAGGTATATGTTCTACTTGTACAATCTTTTTCCTATCCTTAGAATAGATTATTTGAATTGCAGCTTGACCCATCATTTTATAGTCATAGCATACTTTTTTCATACAAGACTTGGTAAAGAGTTCTTTCATTTCTATATAGTCAACTTCTTTCTCTTTACTATCAACAGCATCTATTCCTTTACCGTATATCATTTCAGCTATACCATTAATAGCAGCGTTGTTTGTAGCACTGCCATTATATCTGTCTATTAAATAACTAAAATAATTATTATCATCACCATATTCTACCCAGTCTCTATTGTATTGCTCTTTTATTTCAGGTCTTGTATAAGATGACATATTGACTATATGTATCTTTCCTTTTTCAGCTTTTGGCAAAGGTTTACTATTATATCTTTTTCTTGCCATTTTATTTACTTTTTTCATATTATTACAAAATCGTTATCGTATGTGTTTTCTGTTGTATATTCTCCAGAATGTACATCAAAGGTATTAAAATTAGTTTGGTCTGTGCAAAAAATAGAGCCTCTATATATAATTACAGAACCATTTTTTATGGCAAATGAATAAAATCTGCCTTCAACTAAAGAAAAACTACCTGTAACAGTCATATATCCGTTTGAATTAGATACAGAAACAGAAATGGCACTTGTAGTCCTTTTAGATTTATCAGTTAGTTCAAACGTAACTGAGCTTTCTGCACTTCTAGGAATTACTTTAAAACTCTGAGCGTCTGTTGATGTTGTTAATATTACCATATTATAAGTAACAAATAATCTGTAATTTGTTTTAATAAAAAAAGGGACACCGAAGCATCCCTTAATTTAACCTAATTAAATTTAGTTATTATGAATTAGTACCTACTGTTACAGTTACAGTTGCACTAGACATTCCAGCGTATGGGTCAGCAGATGTAGGTGATGCTACAAAGTTAGCTGGTTTTACTTCCATAGCAGATAAAGTAAGTGTGTAACCACTTAAATCTCCCATAGCAGCTCCAGTAACTATAGTACCTCCAGATACATCAGCTCCATGTTGTAATCCCATCACAAACACATTACCGTTATAATCTTCAACAGCAACATGAGGTCTTCCGTAAGCTAATAATTTTAATTCTTTATTATCTTCTTTAGACAGTTTATGTAGTGTTAAATTTAATGTTTGTTCAAAGAATGTAGTTCCATTCTCTCTTGAAGACGTAATGTTTTGTTCAAAAGATGAGTTTCCTTTTACTTCATATTTGAAGGCGGTGAAAGTTCCAGACAAATCCGTTATTTCATCGTCAGTTTCTGTAACTGTACCTAAATCTCCAAAATCAGTAAAATAAACAGCTCTTATGCCACCAACAACATCTTTACAAGGTTCTTTTCTACCTAATGATAAATCGCAAGCCATAGTTTATTATTTTTTATAAAAAAAGGGTAAGTAGGCATTAACCCACCTACCCTAATTTTTGGTTAATTTAATTTATTAAGAATATAGTACAATGTCTGAACCAATTCCGTACTGAACACCAGCAGTAAATCTCATAACAACTCTTACGTTTTGAGAACCATCTAGGTCAGCCATGTCGATTAACTTAACTTCGTTGTGGTCAGATAAAAGACCTGTTCCGAAGAATAAGTTAGATTTTTCAGCAGCAACAGCTTTGTTATCTCCAAGTCCGTTAGCAACAAATAATTTTACACCATCAAAAGATAATGCTCCATTTTGCCACCACATAGTACCTTGATTAGATACACCGTTAGCACCGATGCTAGATACGTTTTCAGTTCCAGCAGCATTTTCTAAGATTCCAAATCCTCCTAGTGCTCTTACATAAGCTCTAGCGATGTTTTGAGATACATAGATGTATAAATCTTCTTTTCCGTATAAAGCAGAAGGAATAGCGTCAACTATTTTTCCTAGCTCTCCAATTACGTTAGCAGAAGTTACAGTTCCAGCAGCAACGTCAATAACGTCACCGTCAGCACCTAATAAAGTAGCAAATCCATCGAATTCACCAGCATTAGCGTTAACACCTGACCAGATGTTGTTTTCTGTTTTTTCAGCAACTAATCCAGAAACGTGACCGATTAAGTAGTCACTGAATTTAGGAGGTAAGTTGTCAAAAGCAGAGTATCCCATAGATACAGCTTCCCAGTCACTTCTAAAGTCTTTTTTACAAAGCTCTAGGTTTACTTGGAATTCTTCTGGTTGAAGGATTCTTTCAGTTAATGTAATAGTTGCAGTATCAGTGAAATCACAAGTTGCGTCTTTGATTACGTTAGCATCAGTAGCAATTTTCTTGATTACTTCTTTGAACTTTACATTTGGTTTGATTTCAATACCACCTCTGTCAAGTGTAACACCTGATAATAAAGCAGCAGAAATGTACTTGCCTGCAAATTCGCCAGCGTAAGTACTTGTAATTGATGTAGTAGTAGCCATTTTTTAATTAATTTTAGTTTTTAGTTTATTTTAAATTAGCAATTCTGTTCATTACTCTATCTCTAGTGCTCATTATCTTGTTTTGACCAAAAGATTTAAAGTTTTGTTTTACTTCCCCTTCAGGGTTGTGTGAGATTGGTTCTGAAGCTGGTTCAGCAGATAACTTTTCTATTTCTTTTTGCATAGATAGTTTTTCTTCACCGTAACCTAATTTCATTTCTTCAATCATACCTTTTAATTCAGAGATTTTAGATTCAAATTCGTCTCTTCCAACGTATTTCATTTCGTCCATCTCAATTTCTTCAGAGGCTTCCTCTATTACAGGAACTTCCTCTTGTAAATCTTCAGATACAACTTCTTCAGAAGATAACTCCTCTTTTACTTCTTCTTGACAAGCAAGTTCAGTAAGTTCTTGAGATAGTTTTTCTTCTTCTTTAATTTGCTCCGAAAGATTTACTTCTTGATTCACCTCAACTTCTTTTACTTCATCTTTCTTAACTAAGGATAGTTTTTCCATGATGTCGTTCAAAATTGATGTAGCTTTAGTGTTTTCCATAAATTTCGATTTATAAATTAATTTATCTTACTTAATTAACTGTATATAAAAACCTTGTTAGATTTTTATGCTTTTTTCTGTATTATAAACCATTCAGAACCATCTGACCAAAGCATTAATCCTTCATAAGAAATATTTAACTCATAATAGTTAGATGAACCATCTAATGTTTGACCAGCTATAGGAGTTAATCTCACTCTTGTGTTTGTGTTAAAACCTCCATTTGTTACTATTCTTATAATTCTGTTTATGTTTTTAGTTGCAGTAGCGTCTGGTAAACTTAAAACCATATTTCCAGAACCACCTGACCAGCTTAATTTAATCATTCTTGAGTCATCATAAAGAGAATCGTCTAAATCAAGATTAACACCATCAGAAGCAGTAATATCTGTGTTATGAATATAATTTATAACTTGACTTATAGTTGCTTTTTTAGTTTCGCTACTTTGAACTAATGCAAAACTTTCTGTTCCTTGTAATTCTGTAGCTGCATTTAATTGTGATATTTTTTTTGACATTATTTATAATTTTATATTGTTACCGTTTTCTTGTAGTATGTTTCCTCCTGATTCTAATAATAAAACACCTACTCCTGATATTCTACCTACACCTTGACTTCTTAAAGTTCCATCACAACATTTTCTTGAGTATGTGCCGTCTTTACACATACAACCTCTTCTGCTGCCACTTGGAACAGCGTTTCCTACAGTTTCATTTGTTTTTCTCATAGTTATTGTTTTGGCACACAATTAGGCACTTTTTTACCATCTTTATCTTTCATTCCTACTTGCTCATATCCTGCTTGACAAGGATTATCATCGTTTAAATCTAGTTCACCAAGTTCTCTTAGTTTGCCTCTTGACCAGTTTAATCCTGCTTTACCACCCCATAATAAATATTAGTTCACCAAGTTCTCTTAGTTTGCCTCTTGACCAGTTTAATCCTGCTTTACCACCCCATAATAAATATGATATAGTTCCACAAGCTTTACTGTCTCCAGCATCATAATAAGTTTCTGCTCTACTTAAATAACTGTACATTCTCTTAATCGTCGACACACTCAATTTCTCACCTCTTGACAACTGCTGAGCTCTTATTTTTCCTACGCTTGTAGCACATTTATTATTTACCTTTTTGTTAAGTTCAATACCTCTTTTTGCGTTATTTCTAACACCACTTCCGTAATCGCTATATGTAGCAAATTCGTATTTGTTATCTAGTATTGAATTGGCAATTTCTAATAGTATTTCTCTAGCTTCCTCTTCATTGTCTATTTCATTTATCTTACTCATAGCAATTTTATCTGTAAAATACCCTTCTATAGAAAATCCTTTTACTAAACCTGTTTTAACATAGTTATTCCAAACCTCATCGTTATTTACTTTCATAGAAACCATCCAAGTACCTACTGGTAAATCCATATTGTACTTTCTTGATTTATCGTGTACATCGTCTTCTATAATCCAAGATTCAACTACAGATAGTCCATACAATTCAGCTTGATGTTCTAATGTAGATTTGTTTTGATTGCCTCTCATTAAGAACAATTCAGATGCTTTTCTAACAGTATCTTCACTAAAGAATATATAATATTCGTCTTCTCCGTTACGTCTATAAATATTCTTATTAGGAACTAAAGCAGCACCCATTAATATTTTCTTTTCTTTATCTACTTCAGCTAATTTTATTTCATGCTGTTTAGATAATGCAATAAAGTTTTCTTCTATTGCTGGCTCATCTACAATAGATATAGCTTCTATCCCAGATAGTTCTTGTTCTTCGTCTATAAGTAGTTCTACTATTTTCATATTGAATTTATTTTAATAATTAACCGACTGATGCGGTGTTTGTAATATTTCTTTCTAATTCTTGAGCTGATGTTATTTCTTTACTAACAACAAACGCTTTTAATGGTTGTCCTGTTACACCTGCTAATGTGGTTGCTAATTGACTTACTCCTCCAGCACCTACTACATTAAAGTCAGGAGCTTCTATTTGTGTAGGAGCAGGAGTGCTTGCAGAACCTTTTTCATTAGGAACTTTAACTGATTTTATTTTCTGTACATTAGCAAGTCCTGCTGCAATAACTGCTGCTGCATTAATAAAGTTTAATGGAACTGGACCAGCTAAAGCTTCATTAGCACCTGCATAAGTATTTATAACTGCTGACGCTATTTTCATTGTTTTATTTGCTGATGTGTTTTCACCAAATAAACTTGCAGCTTGATTTAAGTTTCCTGCTATTTCTTTTAGTTGTTTGTTTCTATTGGTTCTTTCTATTTCATTAAGTTTTTCAATTGCTTTAGAATTATCTTCTTTGTTTTTAGTATACTTGTCGTCTGCTTTTACTAAGTCTTCCAAAGCCTTAACACCTATGTCGCCAGCTCCCTTAAGCGCTTTAGATGCCTCTAACGAAGCATTTATTTGTCTAATACTCCAACCTTCTAATAGTTTTTCTAATATAAAATCAGAATCTTTTGCCCTGCTTTGTAAGTAAGAAAAAAGCTCTTCAAATTCAATTTTTAATTCATCTGATGCGCTTTTTACTTTATCTCTAAATCCAACAGGAGCTTCTGATAGTTTTTCTATTTCTTTGTTAGATTGCAGTATTTCTCTTTGGCTTTCTCTTATTTGAGACCTTAATGTTTTAACTCTATCTAAATCACCTCTTTGTAAAGCTTGTGTTTCATCTTTTCTTAATTGAATTAATTTTGTTTCTGCCTCAAATATATCAAACATTTCTTGAGCTATTTTAACTCTATTTTCTAAAGATATTTCTTCATCTCTAAGAAGTTTAGTGTTAGATATACCCACCTCATCAAATCTGTCAGCAATTTCCATCAAGTCTTCTTGAGTAGCACTTATCTCTTTGGTTAAATTACCTAAAGCATCCATACCCACTTTAGTTACTAATCCTAATGATTGTCTAAGTTGTCTAAGTTGTCTGTTTCTTAATTTAATGTTTTCTGCTATTTCTTCATTTAATTTTTTTATTGCCTCTGCTTCTTCTTCGGCAGCAGTTGCAGAACCTTTAAAGAAAGCGATAATATCTGCTCCATAAGATATTAACAGTTGAACTGCTATTAAAAAACCACCTGCTCCCCATAAACTTTTTAAGAGCATACCCATTGATTTTACAAATCCTCCATTAGTTCTAGCAAAAGATTGAAATAAAGAAATAACTTGAGACAAGTTGTTTGCTATTGCTGTAAATCCAAAAGATGCATCAGAAGCTAAACGACCTGTTT